ACCGATCACGCTCAAAACTGCCTGTGTACCTAAAATAAAAAGGTACACAAAAGGTACAGTACGGTACACCTCAGTTCACCTTCAATTGTGTAATTTCGGCATCCAAAAGATTGAAATGGCTCTTGCCTAAGTCGGTGATGTAAAGAATAAATGACCTGTCATTGCCACGGTTCTCTACCCAGCCACCTGCCACCAAATCAGACAATCGCTCCCCAATGGCATCCTTTGACCCAGTAATGCCTTCGGCCACCAATCGCCGTGAAGCGCCAGGGTGGTTGTGGATAAACTCAGCAACCTCTTTTTGTTTCTTGAACTCTTTGTTGCTCTCTAGCTCGTTCTCAAGTAATGGCACACTAATGATGTATTCCATCTGCGCCCTTGTTGAATCAATAGTGAAGATGGCCGCCTCTTGGGTGCGATCTGATTTGCGCCACATACCTGCAATCTTGCGAACAAACCCAGGGCGATCTTTAGTAACTCTCATTGTGAGCGTTCCAGTTCTGCCAGGGGCAAGTGCCTCAAGAGGTTCCACTAGATAGGCAGCGCCATCGATGGTTGCAAGTTTGGCTTGGCCGCCGATGGCAAACCGCCCCCGTGTCTCAGCATTTTTAGTAATGTGATCAATAAGCACAACGGCAGCGCCACTGGCCGTTGCCACTGTTCTTGGGAAAATGCGCATCCAGCGCGTGATGGCATCGTTGTCCTTGGATTCGCCACCCCACATTGTCAGGGATTCGGTAACACCATCAATAATGATCAGCGTGGCAGATTTTGGTTCAAGGATTGCCTGCCAATAAGGGTCATCAGCATCACGCGCACCTTCAGGGCGAATGTAAGAAAAGTATTGCAACAAGTTGGCACGGCTAACGCCTAATGCTTTAAGGCGGTTCACAATGTCAATGGCATCTGATTCAAAATCTATGTAGATCACCTTTTTGTCATTTTTCAGGCACTCAGCGGTGGCAATTTGTGCAATCCACGATTTACCTGATTCGGATTCACCATAAATAGAATGAACGCGGCCTTCATAAATGAGGCCATGACCATCTGAACGCTTCAACAAGGTTGCAATGGGTGCGGCAAATAAGCCGTCATAATAATCTTTCAGTGCGATTGGTTTCCAACTTGATTCTTCATCGCTTAGATCGCCTTGTGTGGCTTGTGGTGGCGCTTGTAGTGTGTTTGTTGGCATCAGTGAATTGCTTGAATCAAAAGAATTAAGCCCCTGCGCCCCGTAGCCAAGATTTCGCAAAGTTGTAGCCGCCGCCTTGAAATCTCCACTGTGTTTGGTCGTGGCATAAAAGGCAAACTTAGAATATGAGGTTTCAGCATCAAAAATGGTAGATGTTGAGAACACATAGAACTTATCGTTGCCATTGAAGTTGGTGGTAGCGCTGATGCCTTCAGTTTTGCCTGGTCTGCGCCACACTGTTGCTTCATTCTTGCGATAAACAACAGTCCAGCCCAAAGGTTGCAGTAATTCTTCCCAAGTGGTGCGGGCGTTGTAATCATCGCCAGGGGTGAGGATGCCATCGTGCTTTGCTACAACTTCTTGCTGCAGATTTTCAGCTTTAGGCATTTCATCAAACATCGCAAAGATTGCGTGCAGCGCTGATCGCTCTTTGCTGGTAATTGTTGGGATGGTTTCAATTGAGCCACCTATCAAAGTCCAACTGCCACCGCTAGGGTGGGTGGCACCGCCACTGGGCGCGGTGATTGTAAAGCCGCCTTCGCTACGCGTTTCGGCCCATACATCCACACCGCCGTTTTCGCCAGGCTTACGGGCTAACTTGGTGTTACCTGGCAAGGTGCCATCTGATACCCGATAAAGCCAATGCAACCCGCCTGAAGGTGTGAGTTCCACATAACCAGCGTTGAGGCGTTGCCATAACTCGCCCAGCCCTGAGTTGTTAGCGATCTCAGCAATCTCAAGGTGCATCTTTTCGGCAACTGCGCGACCTTCAAGTTCCAGCATCTCTAGGTTGCCTGATACCTTGCCAGTGATAACGCCAATGCCATCTACGCCATCTTTGAACCACATCAATAGTTCATCAGCAATGGGCAGATGTTCTTGAAATCCCTGCCAAGCAAATGCAGGTCGTTTAGAACCATCGTTAGCAGTTGGAACAACTGAGATGCCCTGAGCTAAAAAGCGCAAAGCAATTGGCAATAAGTTACTCATAACTTCACCTTCACAATCTCATAACCTGCAATCTCGATTTGTTTGACAATGTAATGTGCCATTGCGCTAGGTGATACTGGCAGGCCGTACTCAAATGATGCCCATAACTCTTTTGCTAGGTGTGAAACTATCTCATCGTTTTTGCTCATAGTGGCAGCTCATCGGATTTATCTGCCAAAGCAAAATCAATGCGGGATTGTGCAATTGCCACATACTCAGCCGACTGATCTATTCCAATGAACTCAAACCCTTCATAGGCACACGCCTTGCCAGTTGAACCTGAACCCATAAATGGGTCAAGCACAATGCCGTTGGGCGGTGTCACCAGGCGAATAAGGTATTGCATCAATGATGTTGGCTTTACTGTTGGGTGGTGGTTGAGCTTTGCATTGTTAGTGCGGTTGCGTGGGTTATCGCCACCGACCCCGCCATCTTTGCGCCCATCGTGATCACGCTTTGCCTCAAACCCCTCAAGCCCCTCGTTTCTGTCACGCTTGCTTGCCTTTGCGCAGTAAAAGAATCGGGCGGCGCTGCCAAAACCATCTTTTTCACCTTGCCCTAAATATTCAGATGTGCCACCACCAAACTCACCAAAACCAGTTACTTTTGTTTTAGTCCAATGACCACCACCCGCTTTTTCAGGAAACAACGCCACAACCTCATCGCTGCCATCGTGAATGAAGTTGGCGGGGAAGCGCCCTAACTCATTTGGTTGTACTGATTCTGACTCACCATTAAGTTGAGGATTATCTTGCGCATCTTTTGAGCCACTTCTTGCGTTGACCCCGTTACCGCCACGAATCCAAACCTTGCCATCGTTATCAGGTGAAGGCACCCGCGACCCGTCAATGTTCAACCCGCCAACGCCGTGTGTCAGCACATTGTTTGCAATCGTGCCTTCAAGCGGCTTGCGAGCAAGCACCATTGGCTCGTGCGCTGGTTTGAGTGCAGTGCCCCAGCCTTGCCATTGCTTTGCTTCAGGTGTCGTAGGGTCTAATTTGCTTAAAAAATCACCTTGAGCAGTTTTTGTATAATCATCAGGGCGATTTTCGTGTAATTCATTTGCACCTGTAAGACCATTTGCATCCCTACGCGCAACCTTTGTACCATTTAATTTACTGAATTGAGTTTTATTTGAATTGCCAGTAGTAATGGTTGCTTCAATAGCTTTGCTTACATTCATTGACTTTGGAAACCCTGACCCATACACCCACATAATCTGATCGCGGATTTGAAACCCTGCATCCTCAATGGCAACGGCCATGCGGTGATAAGTGCGAGAGCCTGAAAAAGCAATCAAATGGCCGCCAGGCTTAATCACTCGCAACGCCTCTTGCCATACCTCAATGTTAAAGGCAATGCCACTTGCATCCCATGACTTGCCCATGAACCCTAGCTCATACGGCGGGTCGGTGACTATTGAATCCACCGAGTTGTCAGGCATCGCCTTCATTGCCTCAATGCAATCTGCGTTAATTAGTTTCATCTTCCCCCACCATTCTTGAGATGATCCACTCAACAACAGGCACCGCTACCGCGTTGCCCATTTGCTTGTAGCGGTTTGAATCTGCCTGACCATCTGTCCAATTGTCAGGAAACCCTTGAAGGCGCTCACATTCAACTGGTGTCAATCTGCGCACAACTGCATTATTTGATGTTTGAATTGCTGGAACATTACCGCCACCAGTTCCCCATCTTTGAATAACTGTTTGCATAATCTCATCATCATAAATGCGTACATCATCAACGCGTGTTCCATCTAAAATTAAAACTGTTGATCTTACTTCTGTTGCGTTATCAAATGCGTTCAAAGTAGGCACAACCCCCCCCGCAATCCAAGTTTCATAATCTTCATCATTTTGCGCCCTGCGCCCCTTCACGAACCACATTTTCAAGCGCAGTTTGAAGTTGAATTGGCAATGTCTTTTCTTTGCGATTTGCTCGCCGTAAGATACCCAGCGCGGCCTTCGGCGATAGCGAGTATTTCTTCAGGTGATCTCCCTGAGTCTCCAAGACATCCGACAATAAAGACCCTACGCCTTCTTTGTGGTACTCCGAAGTGTTGAGCATCAAGCACCCTGTATGCGACACGATACCCGCGCTTAACCAACGCTTCGAGAACAAAGGCCATATCTGCACCTTGATTGCTGGAAAGTAGGCCAGGCACATTTTCGAGGATAAAATTCTGCGCTCTTGTTTCGTCAAGCAATCTGCAGATTTCCCAAAAAAGTCCACTCCGTTTTCCAGCCAATCCTGCTCGTTTTCCAGCCACTGATAAATCTTGGCAGGGGAATCCACCTGTGATGATTCCGTTTCTTGGTTCAAATCCTGCTGCGATAAGTTGTTCACCTGTTACCCCCGATATATCGCCAAAGATTGTTGACTCAGGAAAATGTCGGCGTAACACATCCTGGGCTTTTTTATCTATCTCAACTGATGCAACTACTTTTACACCATTGCGTTCCAAAGCTAAATCAAAGCCACCCACACCTGCAAATAAACTAACTGCAGTTCTCACTTGCTTCCCCCCCATCCATCACCCTTGAAGATGGTTCCCCCAAGTGAATATTTGCGTTGCATTAACTTCTTCTTGCAACCTTCGCAGATGATTCTCTTTTCATCATCCATTTCAAAAAACACTTCAGCGATATGCCCACAATCGCAAGTGAATTCATAAAAAGGCATCTGTTCCCCCGTTCGTTAAGTCTTGCGTGGCGTTGCAGGAATCGAACCTGCAGTTGCATCCCCCGATGCAATCCCTCATCTGTGAACCATCACAACGCCGATCTCTTGGGGCAGAAAGGACAAGCACCCCAAGAAGTTTAGTTAACTGGTTTTGCTCCGAGTTGTGCCAGCAACGCCTGCACTGCAGGGTCGTTGATGTTGGCAGGGGCAGGTGCCGCTGCAACTGGCGCAGGCGCTTGCGCACCAGCGTTGCCAATAAATGCGTTTGCCTTTGCTACTGCATCAGCATCGCCTGTTGCATCTACAAGAATCCACGGCGCAGACTTTCCAGGCTTTGCCGTTCCAGTGGAAATTCTGGCCAATACTTTTTGGCCGATCTTTGTTTTCAATGCGTTCTTCAAAGCTACATTAAAGAACAACACTGATTCGTGGCTGAGGCCAGTATCTAAATCATTGATGCGTACTTCAATTGCATCTGCCTCACCGTGAACTGTTTGAATACCTGTTTTGAATTCAATTGGTTCAAGGATGAGCAAGTGTCCGTTCAAATCGGCAACTTTAACCGATTCTGTATTACTGCTAGGTGCTGAAAATGCCATGTGACATTCCCCCGTTTCTTTTTGGTTGGGTGTTAGTTTATTTCTAACTCTGTTGGTGGTGTGAGTTCAGCCAATTCTTTGGCTATATCGTTGATTGTTTTGGCAGGGATACCGCATCCGCAACCATCGCGCTCACACATTTGTATCACCATTGCAAGCAACTGATAGATCAGTGCTAAATGGGCGATAGTAAGGGCAATACATACACATTCTGCTAGGTGTTGCTGGAATCAGCGGCCACATCGCAGGTGTAGTTTCAACATCAATGGTAGATAGCAATGAATAGACTGAATCGAGGCGAGCAAGTGCATCAAGTGCTGCCTGCTCATCGTAATCAAACAATTCAATGTGCATATCCTCAATGGAACCGCCAGTTGGCAAGAAAACAAGGCCAACCTTGTTGACCTGCACACCTTGCTGGGCTTTTCCATATCCGTAAAGCTGAACCTGAGTAATCTGTTGGGCATTGGCACCTTCACTGCGCTTGGCTTTAACACCTGCAGGTGATGTGGTTTTCCAGTCCAGCACATAACCTTTTTCAATATCAAAAAGGTCAATGGTTCCTGAAAGGTTGGCGCGAATCTTTACTTTCTGCTCAACCTCATAACGATCAGGCATCGTGCTAAAAATACCTTCAAGAAATGAATGGATGGCGGTGCCGACATTGGCAGCCCAGGAACCGCCACCCGATTCATTTGCCTTATCCCAATCAAGCAAC